CTATTTGTTTGATGACTTATTTGCCGACCTTATAGCAGGTACTGCATTGACCATTAAATTTACTACCGACGTTGTGGGCGATAATATTTTTACAATGAGTGCCATTTGTACATCATTAGACTTAAACGCTGGTGTGGAAGAGAATGTTAGCTATTCAGCATCATTCGAAGTTACGGGAGCTATTGTGAAAACTACTAAAGCATAATTTTAAAAATTACCTAAAATGAAAACAATAAAAATAGCTAATGCGGACATTCCAATTAAATTTGGTATGTTCGTTTTAGGTACATTTTTAAGGGAAAGGAAACTTAAATTAAGTGACCTTTCCCTCCTTGGCGAAGATCTTCTTTTAGCTCTTGAGCTTGCTTTTGCAGGCGTTCAACAAGGTTACAAAGCTAAAGGAGAAAAATGTCCTTACGATTTACAATCCTTTTGCGATTTGGTCGATACTGATATGGGTGGCATCACTCGTATAATGGAAATGATTTCAAACGAGATTTCACCTCCTGAAGATGATACCCAAAAAAACGTAGTGGCGAAGGCGGAGAACTCACACTTGAATACATCGAACGCTTTTGTTTCGGAGTTTTAAGATTTCCTCCTTCGCAATACAATGATATGAGTTTTAGAGAGGTTGTTATGGCTATGCAAGGTTATAACAATTTCTTTGAACAACAGGAACAAACACATTGGGAACGATTAAGATGGCAAACAACACTTTTACTAAATGTTCATACGGCAAAAGGAAAGAGTTTAAAACCAAAAGACTTAATCGAGTTTCCGTGGGAGAATCCTACTAAAAAAGAAACTAAAAGAAGTTTGACAAATAATGACAAGTCAATATTTGACAAATGGGATAAAGAAGCATAAATGGCAATAGGTAAACTACTTTTAAAGCTGGGGATTGATACCACTAATCTCGACAAAGAGTTAGGTAAGGTAGAAAAATCTATGACTAGATTTGGACAAAATATGTCTAATCTTGGTAGTACTTTAACCCAGTCATTAACATTACCTATTATCGGTGTAGGTGCGGCTGCTTTAAAATCTTTTGCAGATATGGAAAAACTGCAAAATGGTTTAATTGCCATTATGGGAAGTAGTGAAGGAGCTGCCATTGAATTAGAAAAACTACGAAAGGTTGCTGAAAACCCTGGTCTTGCTTTGCCCGAAGTGGTTAAGGCTTCGGCTTCATTACAAAGCGTAGGAATGAGTGCTGATGCTGCAAGGGAAACTATTACACAATTTGGTAATGCTGTAGCAAGGGCAGGAGGTGGAGCGGAACAATTCGATGGTGTAGTATTGGCTTTATCTCAAATAAGTGCAGTTGGAAAAGTTACGCAAGAAGATCTTAATCAGATAAAAGAAAGGCTTCCAGAGTTTGCGCGTGTAATGAAAGAGGAGTTTGGCGTAGTGACTGCTGAAGGAATAAGAGAATTGGGAATAAGTAGCGAAGAATTTATACAAAGGTCTGTAGGTGCTTTAAGTAATTTAGAACGAGCCAATGGAGGCTTAGGTAATGCTTTTGATAACCTTAAAGATAACGTTACAAATAGTTTAGCAGAACTTGGAAAAGCTATTAATAGTAGTTTAAATTTAGAGGCAGTTTTCACTGTTTTATCTGAAAAGATAAACTATTTAGTAGAGGGTTTTAAAGGTCTTAATCCTGCAACTCAAGAATTTATAGTAAAAACTGGTTTAATTGTGGCAGCTATTGGGCCCGCAATATTTATAGTAGGTAAATTAATTACCACGTTTGGCGCACTTGCTGGAACAATAAGATTAATAAGAACTACTATTATTTTAATGAGTACTGCTATATCTTCGGCTTTTGCTTCTATTCTCGCTAATCCTGTTATACTTGCGGTTGTTACTGCCATAGCTGCCGTTGGTGCCATTGCTTTATACGTTTACGACAACTGGAAGGCATTTAGCGATAATTTTAAAAATATTTGGATAAATATCAAAAACTCCGTCATGCAGGGAGTAACTTTTGTATTAGGCAAATTAGATAGTTTACAAAAGGCATTAGGTTTAGATTTATTTGATTTATCTGGTATGACCAAATACCAAGAAGAACAAAGAATAGTTGCAGCGGAATTTAAAACAATAGGTGAAACAGTCGATAGTCTTAAAGGTAAATTCAAAAGTTTATTTACCGCTACGGCTAAACCAACAACAGGAGGCGGTAATGTAGTGCCAACAGATGCAACGGAATCTGCAATTACATCTACAGGCGGAGGCATGGGAGGTGGTAGTACAAGTCCTGTAGCTGCGATAACCGCAGAAACTACAGGCATAACAAATATGCTGCCTACTTTAGATTTACTATCTACAAAATTAGTTAGCGCAGCAGCAAATAATCAAAGATTAAAAGAAACTAACGAAGATGTTAAGAACTCATTTATAGCAGTTGAGGCTCAAATGATGAGTTTTGGCAATACCCTTACGTCCGCACTTACAGCCGCAGTTGATGCGTTTAGTAATTTAGCCGTACAAGGTGAAACGGATATGAAAAAGATGGCAAGTGCTGCTTTACAGGCTGCAAGGCAAATAGTTTCAGCCTATATAAAGGAAGGTGTTGCTGGTATTGTAAGAAATATATTAGCAGGCCCAACGGGAAAAGCATTGGGGCCTTTTGCCATTGCAGTTGCCGGTGCTGCTGGTGCTGGTGCATCTGTTTTATTTAATACTTTGTTAAACAAAGTATCTGCTCCAAAGTTAGCTACAGGAGGTTTAGCAACAGGGCCAACAATGGCATTAGTAGGAGATAATAGAAACGCAAGGGTTGACCCAGAGGTTATAGCACCTTTATCAAAGTTAAAAAGCATGATGGGTGATATGGGAATAGGTGGTAGCTTGGAAACAAGGATAAGCGGAAACGATTTGATAATATTGTTAAACCGATCTCAAAAGGGATTAAGTAGAATACAATAATGGCTGTAAGGTTTGAAACGACTGTATATAATGAGAAAGGTAGGAAGATTAATGTTGCTATAAAAGACAATGTTTTTTCGGGAATGACTTATTCATTTGATACCGTTGGTTTGCAATTACAATACGATAGCGAAAGCCAGCAAGGAGCGGAAAGATTTACACCTATTATTGGCTCTCGTTGTTCATTGTCTTTATTGATAAATAGCAATGATTTACAAACATTATTACTTGATATTGGATTAGCTATTGAGGGTAGATTTACCATGCAGCTCACAGCCTACGAGGATGACAATACTACTATTTCATTTAGGTGGTATGGTTACATAGTTACAGACTTAGTAGAATTTGAAGACATACCTTTATCTATTGGTTATGTTGCTCAAATATCTGCCATTGATGGATTAGGATGGCTTAAAACATTGGATTACAAAAGTGCGGTCGGGCCGTATAATGGGCAAGATACTGTAGTACAACATATCTTAAATTGCCTCAATCAATTAGATTTTGTGCAGGAGAACTTAGTAGCAAATAGTTTGCCTGTTTTACATACCGTTTTTGATTGGCATGAGAATACAACTGCTTACAATGCTACTAATGATTACGCATTATTATCAGTTATTCAGCATCGGGCATTTTATCATAAAGACACAAAAAACAACTACATATACCAAAGTTGCTACGATGTTTTAAAAAAGATATGTCAAACTTTTGGAGCAAGATTAATATTTTCAGGAAATCAATATTGGTTTATTCAAGTCAATGAATATTCAAGAAGTCCTGAATCTCATAAGTATTTTAAATATAGTGGTTTTGGAGTTCAAAGTGTAGGTACATTTACAGAAGATTTTACTATATCTAACGTACAAACAGATTTAGAAAATAGTGATTTATTACGCTTAAGCGGTGGTAAATGGACTTATTATCCTGCATTGAAAAATGTAGTTATAAGGTATAATCATTTTGCAAAACAAAATTTATTAGCTGGTGTCGAATATAACTATGCAACCAACGCAACGCCAATAACAACCATTACACCAACTTTAGATTCAACAAATGCAGATGCAAGATTAAGTTATACAGGAATACTTGGTTTTTATGCTCAAGCTTTAAATCCTGTTAATTTTCAACCTTTTCAATTTGTATTTGCCGTAAAGGTTGCATCAATAATTAATAGTTTTCCATTACAAGGTTTTGAAAGTGCTAACTGGACAATAGGCAGCGGCTGGCTAATTGATAATAAAATATTAAGTGGTGTTTTAATTACTACAGAGGCATTTTACACTACATTTAGCGTAGTGAATGGTAGAAAGTATTATGTAAAGATTAAAGTTGATATAGACAATGCTGGAGCTTTAAGATTAAGATTAGGAGGAGTTACGAAAACAATTACTACAAGTGGCGATTATGAATATGTGATAGTTGCTACGAACACAGATACCTTAAAATTTGATAGTGTTTCATCACCTCTTTTTACAGGCAAAATAAAATCATTAGAGGTTAAGCAAGAAAATAAATATTTAAGAAGGCGTGTAAATTATACAAGCGGATTTAACTTTCAATTAGAGGCTGCCAGTTGGGAAAGTGCATTTTATGAATTTGAGTTCAATACAGAAACTATAAATAATGATGCTGCTTTTATTGCCTACAAAACCATAACTTTTGATACTTTGAATATTCCTGATACTGCGGAATACATTTGGGAAATGAGATTAAAAGAAATGAGAAACGAGGCAGGTACAAATATCATTGCAAACTTTGCCGTATCTTATTTATTGAGTAATAATTATCTTGAATTTTTACCATCGGGCGCAACTACAGGACAAAGTGATATTTTAGAGTATGGCTCCGATAACGACGATAAATCTTCCACAGTTTTTAGTTTAGATACATACATTGGTGACGGCCCTAGTAAAACAACGGATGGAGGATTGAAAGTTTTAGAATCTGGCACCTATCAAAATAGTAGTAGTTGGGATGTTGGCAACGGATCGGGATTTAATAACGTCACTCAGCTATTAGTAAACGAAGTTATACGCGGACAACTTACACCAAAGTTACGAATGGTTGATATGCCATTTCAAAATTTAGTAGTAGATAAACCTTATCTTCCTCACAAAGTAATAGAATATTCTTCTGGGTATTATGTTTTTGAAAGAGGTAGTTTTGATTTAAAAACAGAAATTTGGCAGGGTGATTACTTTAAAATAGAATTAGATGCCTAACTTTACAGAACGCACAGTATTATCGAAACCTAGAGATTTTGCCGAAGTTGCTAATAATGCAGGCAGTGGTGGTGTGGTTAACAACAATGTTACAGAAACAATAAATAATGTTACAGTAAATGGCTCTGCCGTTTCAATATTTAATCAAGAATTTCTTGCATCTTCATCTAATGTTTTAACCTGGACTCAAAATAATGGAGTCTTGCCAGTTACTAATTTAAATGCTGCTATTCATGTTTATCAGAATGGTCAGAAATTAATAGATAGTCAATATAGTATAACTGCACCTGCTACTATTACCATCGATTCTAACACCCATTACAATGGAAGTAATTACATTGTATTTGCAATAAATATAAACTAATGGAAGAAATTAAGGCACCTAAGAAAGAACGCAAGTTTTTAAAAGCCGTTGGCAATATTGGCAAAGTTTTAGCAGAGGAATTAGTCATGGGAATAGCAAGGAAGTTTATAGGCAAAGTAGTTGACAAAGTTAAATTGCCAAAAAAGAGAGAAACACTATCTATATTACTTTTACTTTCATTTACCATTGCCTTTGCTCAATTCCCATCTACAGGCAATAAACAAAGATTAGGTTTCCAGACTACGGCAGACGGTCTTGTCTGGCGCGGTTCAATCTCCGACACAGCAAGCATTCAGCCCGTATCAAACCAAAACGCATGGGTTATTCTTGATACCGTTGACCTAAAAATATATTCCTTTGATTTTACTTCAAACGTTTGGGGCTTGGTTGGCGGTGGTGGAGGTATAACCATGCCTTTTGATTCTATTACCTTTAACACGGCAAAAGATGGAACGGTGGGAGTGGCTGAGGTTGAATATAATGACACGCAAGGTTCTTTAATACAAGGCTTAAAGGGAGGTAATGTTACAAATGTAATAGGGCAACAATTACACCAACGGGTTAATAATCGCACGGGTTCACCTTTGACAAAGGGAACTGCGGTGTATTTGTCAGGAAGTCAGGGCAACAGGATAACCGTTGCAAAAGCCTTAGGCGTTACCGATGCCTTTTCAGCTAATACATTTGGCATAGTTGCCGAAAGCATAGCGAACAATCAAAGCGGATATATAATAACAGAGGGATTAATAACGGGAATTAATACATCCTCATTAGTAGAGGATTCAGCCGTTTAC